TCTGTTATATTAGAGCCAGCAAAATTAATTATATACCAAGGAACTGATCCAGATGTTGAAACATATTCTCTTAATTGTCTATACCATTCTAACCAAGTAAAAGAACCTGGTTTATCTTGAATTGGTGGTGGTGGTAATCCAGCCATTAGGATATTCCTTCAGTATAACATAATTCCATTGCTTCATATCTCGTTCCAACAGATTGTCCATAATGTATAAATTCAAATGATCTACGTCTAAACTCACCTAGTCTATATAATACAGGAGGAGTGTCTAAATCTGTATAAACTAAATAATTAGTTCCTCCAGAAAAACTTATATAATCATCATCAGACATAGATATACTTAAAGTACTCTGATCAAAAGTAGATGTTTTATCCATGAATATTCTTAAAGAATGTAATCGTTTTCTATAAGTTGTGTCCATATCTATACGATTTGTTCTTATTAACACATCAATAGATGTTAGCTGAGGAGATGGTCCAAAATCAAATGATGGAGAATCTGCTCCAGCAGTTACATCAAAATAGCATACATTACCGTTATTACTAACCTGTCCATAGAAATAACCATTATCTCCATCATTAGCATAATCAATTACAAATCTATTTCCAAAAACACCAGAGCTTTCCCCTGTTGACCATTCATGCCATAACTTCTCATCTGGATCATATACAAGAGTTCTATCTGCTGTTGGCAGATTTAGTACATAAAACATATGTCCAGATATTCTAACACAATATCCACGAATACCTACAGTATTTGTTTCAGAATTAATTAATCTTTCTATATGTTCATCAGATACTCGTTTTGGAGTGAATCCCTCGATTATCCAAAAAGCATGTCCTCCTGAGAAAGATGATCCAATAAAGGTACAATAACGTTCTGTTTGTGTTATTGAGTATGGAGCAGCAGTACCTACTTGTATTAATGCAGATTCATTTCTATTAAATGGAGAGCCACTAGCGTTAGCTGCATTATAGAAGAACTCTGTTGACTCTGACCCAAATGCTACTATCTGATTATTCTGTCTAGCTAATGCAAGTATAGCATCAGGGAAACTTTCAGCAGATACAAAATTAGTTGCATCCCATGAGAGAGGATCATCTACAACACAATTAAATATATCAGAATCTTTTGCTAGAACAATATATCCATCTAAGAATACAGGAGTAGGTGAATGTGGAGTTGGAAAATCTAGATCAGTTATTTGTGTAACTGCTCCTGTAGTTTCTATGATCCAACCTTCAACACCATCACAAATAAATAAATAATCTCCTATAACAGAAGAGTTTCCTAAACAAAATCCAACAGGACCTGTTGAGGTTGTCATTGATATTACTGAAGCAGGAACTCCACCTCCTCCTATTGGTCCATCTTCAAATATCTCTGATCCATATGCAGCATAAAGTTTATCATTAAATTCTATAATACCTCTTGATTCATAACCATCAGGATCAAATTGTTTATAGAAGGTTATACCAGGACGTTTAACTAACCAAGCTTTTGTTATTTCAGTTTGATCAACTTTTCTAGATTCAGGAAAACAATTAACAAATCTTTGGTCTTTGTCGGGATCAGTACCTCTATTTGAGGTTGATCCAAAGAAAGGTAACTTTACTTTTTGTACTGTTCCTCGATCACCTTGTCGTGTAGCCATTATTTTCTCCGTTTATATTGTTGTCTAGCAATATTTGTTATAACTTTACCAAGATCGTCATAAGATTTTGTTCTTCTAGAATCAATATTCTCACCAGTATTGTTTGTCATTGTGCTAAGGAAATCACCTAAACCAGAAGATAGTCCACCAGCTACTGCCCCCTCAAGAGGATTACCTCTATTAAATATACTTTTTAAAGCTCCACTAACACCTGCTCCAGCCATCTTAGAACCGGTCTTACCTAATATATCAGATAAACCACCCGCAGCAGTATCCCCAAGATAATCTCCTAAACCTGCACCAAGACCTCCTAACAATGCTTGCTTTATTCCTCCGCCCTGAGCTAATCCTGATGCAGCTCCTAAACCGCCTTTAACAAAATACTTACCAATATCTTTTCCTAAACCTAAAGAATCTCCTAAAGAGTTCCCAAGTTTATCCAAAGCACCCGCCTGTCCTAAACCTCCTGTGACTGCTCCTAAAATACCACCTAAATGATTTCCTTGAGTCAAGGATGCTAATGTACTTATAGCGAGACCTAAAGGAGCCAATGGTGTAAATTGTAACACAGTACCAATAACTTTTGCTGCCGTGGGCATTATACCATCACTTGTATGATTATATTGTGAATTATCTACATTAGTCCATCCAGGTAAATTCTCAGCATTTTCTTTAGGAACGAATAGATTATTAGAATCTATATTTTTTGTTAAGTTTTTCCAAGTATCTAGATCATTATATTGTCTTTGTAAAGCATAATTAAATTGTGTATTACCACTTTTATCTTCTCTAAGAATAGTTTGTGGATTTACATAACCCAACATAGATTCGTCTGCAGGAGTTGGATCCATTGTGTAACCCCTTAACTCATTATTGTAGATAACAGGGGTTGAACCAAATAGAGTATTTAAACCTGTGATTTGTTCTTGTAAATTATTTCCAGACATTGCTAAAGAGGATCTGTCACTTGTCGCATCTGATGGTATAGGTTGTCCAGACAAGACTTGACCAAGCACTTCCCACTTATCTAAATCACCAGCAGAATACGGTGATGTGTTATTATAAGTATCTGGTGTTGGTAAAGGTAGTCCTCCCTGCATATCCCAGTCAATAACAGAACTAACAGGAGTGTTTTGTTTCTGTGTTTTTACTAATTCTTTAATAGCATCTTCTAAACCTTTATAACCAACTCCTAAAGAATTACCTCCTTGATCTAAGATATTATAACGTCCATCACCTATGTCTTGTTGATTATAACCTTGTATTCCAAATTGTCCTTTACTTGGATCAATATCTCCTTTGTAATATTCCTGATTTCTAAATTTTGTTATTGGAGTATTATTACCAAATAAATTATACAGAGTAGGATTAATTGTGGAGCTTGTTGGTTTAAACCCCGCATCTGTAATAGAAGATTGTATATTCTCGGGAATTGAATAATCAATATTTCCGTAATAATACCTATCACCTCCTAATGTTGGTAAAGCATCCCCAACATAATTATTAATCTCTTCATCAGGATTTTGGTTTTGTGCTAGTTTTCTACCAGCACCCCAAAACTCAGATGGTTGTTGTTGTTCTTGTAATTGATTACTAAACTGAGCTTTAAATGATGTTGGATCACTTGTACCCAAACGCATTAATTCATTTTTATGTTTTTGATTACCAATCTTAGCTCTGTTTATAGTATCAGCAATTTGCTCTAAAGATAATGGTGTATCCATATATTCACCAATTACGAAGATCTCTCTGGAAGAACATACTACCTTCTTCTAGACCAAAGTTCATAGCCTCTTGTTTTATGATAGTCATTTCATTCCAAAGTTGTTTTCTATCCTGTAGTGGGATACCATAAGTGGGAGCTAGTCTACAGGCTAATCCATAAGCTAAAGCATCAAACCATTCTTGAGGAAAATCAGGTTCATCTGTTCCTGAATCAAAATCTTCAAAAGGTCTTTGATAATGAATTACAATTCTATTAGCAGCAGCCTCCACTGTGGTTGGTGTTGGGAATACAAACATGTCACCATAATTTCTTTGTGGCTGATAATATAATTGTATTGGATTACCAGATACAGATTTATTGCCCAGCATATTATACTCCTGCCTAGTCAAAATCCGCATGGGTATATCTATATTTGTATTTATATTTCTATTATAAGCTTGAATAATTTTTAACGGTTTAGGTATATTTATTGTTTGTCCTAATCCAATAGAGTATTGATTTGTAGCATTAGTTAAAGGAACATTATATGATGTAATAGCCCATAATTGTAATCCATCAGCCATCCAAGCTTTTACAAGAGTGTTCAATACTAAATAAGCATCTGTACTAGTAGATGTTACACTAGATCCTGGAATAACTCCAAGTAAAGCTAATGCTCTAGTTACAATTTCATCCCGTGACGTAGTAAAATTTGTTGATCCTGAAGTACTCATGGTTTATGTCCCTTTAGTAAAGCTATCGCGGCTGTAAAAGCTCCAGCAATAATACCAACCCACTTAACAAAATTAAATAAAAATCCTGCAGCTTTCCAAGCATCTACTAACTCTTTAACGATTGGTGTTAGATCAGATTCATCTTTGATATGAGTAGTTAGAACTTCTTGCATTAATTCTAATCTAGCATCTATTGCTTTTAAATGCTCTTCTACATTTAAATAATCCTGTCGTCTTTCTTTAGGAAAATGTAAATCACTCATAATTAAAAAGGTGTTCCTAAAGAAGCATTATGTGCCATAGATAAAATCTGATAGGTAAAAGTTATAGAGAAACCACGTCTATTTTCAACATAAATAGCTGTGTTACTACAAGAGATTGTTAAATTTCCATCTGTTCCAGTTGTACCTGACAATGCTCCACCAGCACCAAACGCTACTGTAGCAGATTCTCCGGCCCATTTAGTAGCAACAGGTGTTGTTGCAGCTAGTCTTACATGAAATACACCACCTCCTACAGAAACAGCGGTTGGTGTAATAATAAACACACCTTGTTGTGGTTTTAGTGCTTCTGCATTTGTTATTGGTATTGTGTATACAGCATCATCAGCAAGAGTTACTACAGAACCTGTACCAAAAATAGAATTTACATTCTCTCCAGAACCTCTATAAAATACTTGAACATCTGTTGGAACATTACTAAAATCTTTAGTAGCAGCTAAAGTTAAATGGTCTCTATGATCATATGATACTCGTAAACCAACAGCAGAAATTGATTGTAATTTAACCATTTCTGCATGAGTTAAGGTGCTATTATATAATCGAATTAAATTAACCTCAAGTCCTGTACTTGGCTGTGCCGCAAAGTAACCCCAATAAATAGGTTGTTTAGTTTCAATTAATCTACAGTTATTTATAGAAATATCTCTACCTGCAACATATATACCGCCGAGTTGCTCAACAGTCATTGCTACACCTTTTGACCCAGCAATACCACAGGTATTAATATTAATCTGTTCACCAAAAATCCAAGTATCGTAGAAGTTACCATCACCTGCTGCATACATAATACCTGTAGTTTCACCATTGCCAAAACTATCAAGTTGGTTTATGTTAATACGAATACCCATATTATTTTGTACTGTTGTTGATGGGTTAGATATAGCAATCCCATGCCCACCACAAAAATATGTTCTACAACGAGTAATATCAACAAGTCCTGGATAGTGTGTATTTGTTCTAGTCAATCCTGTATAATTACCAGCATCTAAACGCATACCAAAACCTTTTACAGAAATAACATCACAATCATTAATCTGTGTTGCTGTAATTGGACCAACAGTTAAGATACCATCACCAGGTTGTGAGTCTATTCTAACATTGTTTATTTGGCATCTATCACATCTAGCAGAAGCTGTATCCTCAGCTTCAATCCTAATACCAGGTTTTGTTATATCAAAAGATAAAGAAGCTCTAGTTGTGTCTGAGGTTAATCTAAAATCCTCCAATTTAACATTCATACCTTTAACTCTGATAGCTGGTCCCACACCAGAATATTTTAATGTTGTAGGTGCTGCTACAGAAGGTATTAAATTCGCACAGTTACCGGAACCGGCACCAACAAGACCAGTACTATTCTCTGTTAATGTTAGAGTTGTTGAAAATAAGTAAGTACCAACAGGAAAATATACTAAACCTTTACCAGTATTTATGTATGTTATAGCTGCTTGTATTGCCGCTGTATCATCAGAGACTCCATCACCAGTAGCACCAAAATCTTTAACTGATTTTGTTTCTTCTATTTTAGAGTTAATGTTATTAAGATTGGCATCCATTTCAGCCCAACTTAAAGTAGTTCCTTTTCCAGCCCTTGTTACAATTGTTGCCATATTTACTCCTTAAACATACCCATCAGTTACATAACCTTCATCTATATAGAAAATATATGGCACTGTTATAAATGTATCATTAGGTGGTCTTATATAAGGGACAGTAATTTTATCCTGTTTTGCTAAAACAAAGTCCTGTGGGTGACGTTGTTCATAACAATTAGGACATACTATAAAACCATCCCAACGTTGTTTAGCTTTGTGTGCTTTGTACTTGACAGAGCACACATCGCAAATTAAGTTCCATTCACCGGAAACAAAATGATTTTTCATTATGGATCAAGACCGCTTCCACTTACAAAGATCTGATCCATAAGGGTATTGGTCCATCCTAAAGTAGTTCTAGCATTATTTACTCTAGCATGGTTTCTGGCGATTTTATTACTTTTATCCAAATATAGACCAATTGCAGGAGTTGGTGGG